CTGTCATTTCTCTGTACATTTTATTTCCTAACTCCGTTGCGGCAGTTATACATTTTTTTAAGTTGTAATATTTTTTGGGTTCTGGCTCGGTGAACCAAATACACTCCACATTGGGTACACAAAGTACGCCTATTACTAAAAATACCTTCATTAAAATTTTGAAAATTCATTGTGAAAGCTAGGCGCATATTTCAGCGCCTAACTTATTTTGGTTTTGATTATTCTACAGAGTAGATTACCCAACTGTATATTGTGTTACTAGCAGATGCTCCGCCAGTAGTTATCAATATGTCTGTTTCGGCAGTCGTTCTATAGCCAAGACCTGTTACCGCAGGAACTGGAGCGCCTGTTGAACTTCCAGCCAACATTGACTGAGTTTGTCCAGCAACATTCCATGTGCCTACAGCGTCTATAAATCTATTGTCATCAGAGCTATCACCAACGATTAACGTAACTGATCCGCCCAATGCATCCGCTTTAAGGATTACATCGTGAATAGTTGCGTTCTTTGGTATTCTAGCGATTGTGATGTCAGATCCACTTGCTAATGATGAAGCTTCATAAGTGTCGTGAAACACTCTTAACTTTCCACCAGCTTCTTCGCTACTCACTTTAACTACAGGAGTAGCATCCATATTGGTGATATTAGCACCTTTTACACTTGCCATAATATTTCTATTATCCTCCTATGATTAAGCTTCGTGAGCTTGTATTGAAACGACTTTTTCTTCTTCGAGTCTTCCCGAACCGATCGACTGACAAACATAAACCTGTGTGGAATATCCTTTGTCAGATCTTTCGTCTATCCGAGTTATTATGTCTTGACCTAGAGCAAGCTTAATTCCGTCTTGCGCCCAAGCTATACATAATCTTTTTGAAGAGTCGATTGAAAGTCTATTAGTAACAATAAATCTAAATCCTAAGAAAGAATTTACTTCACCGTTTGCTAAAGCTTTAACCGTATTATAGTCGCTAGATGTAACTTCAGTAGTTCCTAACAAATCTGTGATTTGCCGAGGTCCGACTGCTATCCATCGTGAAATTGACGGATCAACATTGCTATTGTCCAGCGTTTCTTTTGCTGTACGCAATTTTGCAATAGTTAAACCATCTGTACCGCTTTCTGTAATAGCTTGACTTGCACCGAGAGGTGTACTGGTTGAACCAGTTTCTCCTGTGTAAGCTGTGCCAGTTGCAGCAGCGATGATCTCATCGTCTTGCGCTCTACCTAGTGCATAAGCAGCAGCGAGTGCATACGATGATGTTGGGTCGATTAATGTTCGAATTCGATCTACGTTATCGATTAAATCCGCATATTCATAATCAACCAACGATATTCTCCGTCTTGAGTGTGGAGTATCGATTTGAGGAGTGTCGCCATGGCGTGAAGTCCGTTTAACTGCTGTGGCTGTTCCCACAGAATCAAAAAAACTATTTTTGCCAACGACACTTTCTACTGATACCGCACCTCTAAGGAGAGAACCTTTCTGCTGCGACAACATTTGTACATTGTTACTGTACTGTTGTACGAAAGCAGTAGTTATTTGAGATGACATATATATGTCCTCCTTATTGGTTGTTAATTAATCGATTTGATTGCCTCTCGAATGAGAGATCTTACCTTTACATTTATAGTCTGCAATTCGACTTTATCTTAAGAGGTCTTGGTTAAAGATTATCTCTTACGAATTTCTTTAAGCATTTAACATTTCTCTAAGCTTAAAAACTTCATCCACCGCTTTTTTGTGATTTGGATGTTGGTCCTGCCAATAAGCAGATCCTTGTTGTGTTAGCTCAGCGATTTGTTTTTCAATATCTTTTGCAGTTTGATATTCAGAACCTTCGCCTTTAACGACTTCATCTTCTGATAATTTATCTGCTAGATTTGAAAATGCTTTAATGACTTCAAGATTATCTCCTAAACGACTTCCATCTTTTAGAACGGTGTTGTTTAAAAACTCTTCTCCTAAAGTATTAGTTGCTAATCTTTTAGCTTGATCCAATCGTTTATTAAATTGTGGACCAAACTCTTTTTTAAGATCAGCTTCTGTTTTTTCTTGAGCTGTAATAGCTTGAGCTTCAAGTTGTTCAGAATGACTTTGATTAAGATTATTATAATACTTAACTAATGCCTCTGCTTGTTTAGGAAGTAATCCCAAACGATGTGCAGTTTCATTAAAAGTCTTTAACTGTTTAGGATCAACTTCATCATCCTTAAAGGAATATTTATAATCCTCTGGAGTTTTAGGTGCGCCTAATCTTGTAAAGACTTCTTTCCAATCTTCATCGGTAGCATATTTATTAGGAACAGGAATTTTATCTGCTCCTACCATTTTTTGTGCATGAAGGTAACTTTTAAGTAAGTCCTCCATGTTATCAAAGTTTTCTAAAGATTTTTCTTCTTTAAAACTTTCTGGAATAAGTGATTTAAAATCTACTGTATTCTCTTGAGGTTGTTCGGCAACAACTGGCTCTGCCAGAGTTGTCGGTTGCGATTGATCTGATACCGTTTTAGTATCAGATTGAACTTGTGGTTCAGTTGTCTGATTTTCCATTTTTATCTCCTTATGGTTTGGAATTGATCATCGCTTTAATAAAATTTAGGACTGATCTTTGTCCTTCTAAAAAAGCGGATTCGTATGCATCACCTTTCTGGTGAGTTGTTGAAAATTCGTGAAATCTTAATTTAAGATCATTAAAAATTCTTTGACCTTCATCTCCGCCAAAAATAATTTTGTAATCTTTTTTTAATTGTTCAAATTCTTTACTGAGGTTGTTCTGCGCCATCCATTAATACCTTTGCTGCTGGTGCAGCGTTTTTAGCAACCTGGCTTTCTTGTAAAGCCTGTTGTATTTCCATTTGTTGCTGTTGTTGCGCTTGTCTTTCCTGTCTGATTTGTTGAACCTCTTGATCTGATTTAATAACTTTAGCAGGTAGTCCTAAAACTTTTATAATATTTTTAACTAACCCAGATTCAGAAATGTAATCCATAACTGGTAAAGCTTGAGAGATTGATCCGAAAATTTCTAATCCACGCATAATACTTTGAAGCTCTTGTCCTCTTTGTGCTAATGCCATTGGTGAAACGTATTCAATATCAAGTTCTTGTTTTTGAAGAATATCTGGTGCTGGCATAAATAATTTATTTCTAAGCATGATATTAAAAACTCGAATAATTAAAGGTTCTAAAAGTTCTGATTGTAATCTTCCAAGTACAGGACCTAAGATCCTCATTTTTTCTTCGTTTCTTTGTAAAACTTCAGTAGCTGTCATGTTGCGATTCTCAGTAATTAATAGCTGATCCACATGAAACATTTTTGCTATTGCATCGCGTCTTTGATTTTCTGAATTTAAAGTAACGCTTGATGCTTGACCTATTTGTAAAGTTTCAATTCGATCTCTAGAACCTGAACGGTAGTAGTTGATAGAACCTGGACTCATTCTTATTGGACTAAGCATGCTGTCATCAGGAACTAATAAAGGCGGATCAATTTGTTTAGCTGCAGCTTTAAGTGAATGTTCGATCATCTTATTTAAAACTTTCGTTTCGCTCAGCGCATTCATCCCAGG